ATGCGTGTAGAAATCAGCATTGCCAAAGAGAAAGCCGGGAAAATGCCAAAGGGTTCACTGGAGGCTTTGAAAGACGAGATGACCCGCCGTGTCAGTAAGCAATATGACGATGTTGAAGTGATCGTGAAAACGGCCAGTAATGATGGGCTGAGCGTTTTGTGGGCGACTGATAAAGAAATCGCCAAAGAATTTGTAGAGACCACTCTAAAAGACGCCTGGGAGACGGCTGACGACTGGTTTGTGTGTTGAGTTATGGGTATAGTGCGCCCCGACTGTACGGCATGAACACCTGCAGTTACCCTACTCGGCAGGTCTTATATACGGCTGCCGGGTGGGTTTTTACATCAAATCCTCACCCAGCCTCATGCAGTATGCTATCCGGGAAATCTTTATAAATCGTCTTCACCCCCGCCGAGCACATAGGCCACAGACACAATGTTTTAACTGCTCAGACCAGAAATATCTGGAAGCTTTAGGCATCTTCTTGGAAGATAGACGAGCGCAAAGACGCACACAGCAATGATGTTATGTAGTATTTTCCCCTTGAGTGTGCCTGCTCAAGGGGATTTTTTATTGCCGTATTGTACTGGCAAATATTTGTAAATCGTCTTCACTCCCACGCCTGTCACATCGGCCGCACGCTACTGGACAGGCGCTTAGTCCGGTATGTTTCTCGCGCTACTACTGCTTACGTTAACGTCTGGTAATGATCTAGCGGCGCGACGTAAAGCGGCGTTGAAAGCAATTATAGTGACCGGCCGGCGTTGGTACTTCACACGGTTAGAATGGCTCTGAAATAAAAAAACATCTTCTGGATAGCGTTCTCTTCTACGAGCAATGATCCCCTCCACTGGAGGGGTTGATTCAACACGTAGCTCCTTCAGGTGACCCTGTTTTCGTATCAGTATCAAGCCATCATCAATATCATCATATCGAATACTCAGCAGCCTTCCAGCGCTTAAACCTGTGTGAAAAATTAACGCCCACAAGTCTGCCCATGTATCTGAGATGGAAACAAGATTGCTGTTAATAGTTAAAAATTGTTCAAAACTTATTGTTTTCTTACCGTTCACGAACAAACCAAACTGTTTTCAAAACTGAAAGTACTTATTATCTCAAATGTTACATATCACGGGAAGGGCAGGAATCCTTGATCGCGGACGGCAGCAGGAAAGTATTTGTAGATCGTCTTCACCCCCACCCCTATCACATCTGCGATCTGTTGCCGGGTAGCGCCGTTCTCCAGCATCCGATGTGCCCGCTCGACAACCTCCAGGGTCATCACCCGCCGACGGCCGCCGACACGCCCCTGCTCTTTTGCCGCGGCTAAACCTGCCCGCGTTCGCTCCACTATCAATTCGCGCTCCATCTCCGCCAGGGCGCTCATGACGTGGAAGAAAAAGCGGCCTGCTGGCGTACTGGTATCGATGCTGTCGGTAAGACTGCGAAAATTCACGCCGCGCGCCTGCAGCTCCGACACGAGCGTAATCAGATCGCGTACGCTGCGGCCAAGCCGATCAAGCTTCCAGACCACCAGCACATCGCCCGCTCGGAGCCGCCGCAGCGCTCGTTTTAACCCTGGCCGCCGGGCATTTTTCCCGCTGGCCATATCCTCAAATACCAGCTCACATTCTGCGCGGATCAGCGCGTTTTTCTGTAAATCGAGGTTTTGATCCCCGGTCGATACCCTCGCATAGCCAATCAGCACTATCTAACTCCTTGAAATAGCTGATTGTAAAAAGCTCTACTCTTTCGCTCAAACCCTCGTTTGGGCGAACGCCTTTTTTGGAGCAAAAAACATGGCCTTTAACCCGGAGCTGGGGAGCACGTCTCCCGCTGTGTTGCTCGATAACGCCGAGCGCCTGGATAAGCTGGTCAATGGGTCTGCGCTGACTGAACCAGATCGCGCTGGCGTTGAGCTGGATACCTGGCGCGGAATGATGGCGAAAAATGATCAGGTTACTGAAGACGCCCGCAAAAGTATTACTGCGCTGGGATTACCCTATTCGACATTATCGGAAGCACAGGCAGCCGTGAACAACGGTCAGATACCGGTGGACTCAGTTTGCTATGTCCGCAGCACTGACGACGCAGTAGCAATTGAGTATTTAAACGAAGCCGGAACACTGGTACCTACCGGGAATGTATTACCCTCAGAAGAAACCATCGACAAAAAGCTCAATCAGCGACTCGTCCCGGGTCAATACCTGTCGACATGGTTTCCTGTTTTTTTCGATCGAAACAGAAATGTTTACGTGTGGTTTGATGGTGGACGTTGGGACGTTGCTGATTTTGGCGCTAATGCACGAACCATCATTGAATCAGTACCTAACGCCTGGGCACAAAAATTTCTCCCCCAGGGAGACTACTCTCCAAATTACTTTCCGTTTGTTCACGACAGAAATGGAAATGTTTATGCATGGTTCCATAACGGTATGTATGACGGTTATGGATTTGGGCCAAATATTGAAAAATATATCTTAAATCTTGTCGGTGGGGCTTCTGCACAATCAGACAGTTCATTTATTGAAGGAGACCAGTATAAGTTCAACTTTAAAAAAGGTCGTGTTTTCAGTGGGCAGGCAGCGAGTGTTAATACCGCATTTTTTGGTGACTCATGGAACGAAAAAAACACGATTCCACAATCATTAATTAATGTTCTTGGTGGGATATATAAAGACCCGGCCTGGATAAGTTGCTCTAACCGCGCTGATGGTGTCATGGCTGGCATATCGCCTGTCGTTGCAACAAACTTTACGAAATATGATGGAGGGAGTAATAACACGAACCCGCCACCGTATGGATGCGGACCTGATGGGAATGGGTATTACAATAACAATACTGTTGGGTCTCTGGCCTGGACCGGTATTACAGCAACCGATCTTTCAGTTTTCTATTATGATGGTTCCGGTTCGTTTACCATCACAATTGATGGCGGCACACCTGTAACAGTCAATGGTGCGAACACCGGAGCAGCTAAAAAGCACGATATCAGTGGGCTATCCGCAACAGCCCATAGCGTAACGATTCAGAGCCTGGGAAGTGGGGTTGTATCCATTTTGGGGATGTATGGAAAGAACAGCGCTGTGCGTTCCGGCGTAACGGTTTCAAGGATGGGGAATGGCGGGGCTATAGGAAGTGATTTCTTTAATTTTTCTGAGTGGATCAAACCTGTTGCACAGTATCTCGATATTGATTTGTTGTTCGTCATCCTTGGTACAAACGATTTCAGGTTAAGCAAGGGGACAACGCAATATAGAAATGGACTGGTGGAAATAATTACAAAGTTTCGGGAAGCTACGCCCGGCATCTGTATTTGCCTGGTGTCACCGGGTCACTGTAATGCAACTGGTACTCCAGCTCTGTCAGAGTACGATGCTGTCATGCGTGAACTGGCTGTTGAGTATAACGTCAACTTCATTAGTGGATATCAGCTATTCCCGAAAACGTACGATAACAGTAATGGGGCCTGGGAGGATGGTTTGCACCTGAGCTCTCTTGGCGCATATATATTGACAAATAAAATCAAAAAAGAATTTTTTCAGGAGTAATTATGCCTATTACAGCCATTTTACTTGATATGAACGGTCCCGTCATACCGGGGATGAAAACCCTTGATGACTTTACTATTTCAAACTGGTTCGTCGGGCTCCCGGATGTCAGTGCAACACCGTTCGCGGGTTATTATTTTGGAGAGCCAGCGCCTGATATCACTTATAACTCCTATAACAAAAACGCTCCGGCCGTCATCAATGGTTCTCTGAATAATGCTGACGGTTATATCTCTGTTAACAATACTGATTATCTGGATACAAGCCAGAAAGCACCTTTGACGCTGACAATCTGTGGTGTGGCTAAACGGAATGCCGGAGGGGCTTCACTGAACGCCCATATGATCGCAGATTTTTCAGGAAGCGGTTCAGCAGCGAGTGGCTTTTCAATTGGCTTCACGAACGGGACCGGAAATCTGTTCTGTGTAGGCCAGAATAATGGCCAGTCCTCGGCCGGGTACGCCTATGCGGCATTCCCGGCATCAATTGCCGTAGGTGATCTGTTCACGTTTTCTGCCTCGATAACCCAGGGGACGGTAACCGTTGATATTTACAACCCGCAGACAGGGGCACTGATATCATCATCAGCTGCTTTCCCTGGTACCCGAGTGGCAGGAACAAATAATGTCCTGCTGGGGAGGAAAACTGATAACAACAACGAAACAACGACCAAGTATATCAAGTCGGTTTTGTTGATGGAGGGCGTGCTTACTTCAGCAGAGAAGGTTTCTGTTTCGCAGTTCTTATTGTCGATGGAATAAAAAAATCCCCTGAGTGTTTTATCTCAGGGGATTTATTTCATGACATCGTTGAATTATACACTTTTCTCGTACAGAGCTCTTTATGGTGATTTATTGAGAAAATTCTGGCATTTCCATAATCTGTATTTCAGCCTGCTCTGCCCATGATTTAGATGATGAGTTATCCAGCGAGATAGGGTAATCACCGACGATGATTTTTGCATTGTCATCATAACGCACTGACAATGTTGCTTTTACCTGACCAGTGTCATCCTGACGGACGCTTTCAACTGCATAAATTAAATCTATTTCAACATCCTTGTCGCAGAGATATCCACCGAGATAATGAATCTGGACTGTTTTTAATACTGATAATTTAAATGACATAATGATTCCTTACGCAGGTAAGTAGTATTTTTCGCCGTAAATAAGCTTGCACAGACTGAATGCCGCTGCATCTGCGCCAGCCTTGTAACTGACGGTATAGCCGAGGTCATTCGGGTGGTTGAAATTAGGTGAGTTGAAAAGGGCTGACCATCCGTGTACCTCCACTCCCTGTTTGAACCAGGGGATTTCAGCTTCCAGTACAAATGCGGATTTCTTCCGTGCTGTGGCTCGCGCCATGCTGTTATAGAGGCCAAACCGCACATCACCAACAACTTCAATACCACTACCTGACCAGTCGGACTCCACAAATGACCGTGACGGCGGCGGATCGAGTACTTCCTCAATAATGCTGTCCAGATTAATTTGCTGAATAGTGGTATTGATCAGGCCAGAGACCGAAATATTTTCTGCCACAGTAATAGTGTTACGATCAGCAGAAATGCCGGTAATTGTGTAGTCGCCTGCATTGCTGCCACCGACCCGAAGGATATGGCCTGGACGGAGAATCTGGCCGCCCCAGCTGGTCGCTGCATTTCCTGTATCGTATGAGAACGCGGTGCTATGGATAGTATTGCTGGAAGAATCAAACGTGAAGTTGCCCGTAACATTGAAAGTCCTCACAGGCCAGACAACGTTCAGGTTTCCCAGGGTAATATTTTTGACGGTATTATGTTCAACATTGTTATGCGGCGTGGTACAAACAATCACGATTGCACCTTTTGCCGTGCACATATCAATAATGTTCTCAAGCTCTGCCTGCTGGCGGGGGAAGGTCCTTCCACGATTAAAGTTCCCCACCGGAGCATCATTCATCCCCCCTACAATCAGAACGAAATCAGGCCAGTCGTCAGGGTTTTCACTGGTGAAATACGGTGAGTTTTGTAGCTGTGCTGGAAACTGCTGTAATGCCTGGCCAATTACGCACTGATTGTCGTCGATAAACTCAAATTCCCCATACGGTGATAAATATTTTTTCATCGCCTCAATAAATAGCGTATTCGGCGCAAAAGGCGCCCCCGGAACCCCGCCACCTGTTGAGCCTGCAGCTAATCCTACCGACGAACCCGTTGAAGTAAAAATAAGCCGTTTTTTTGTGACTGTTCTTACGCCATTACTAAACGAAATTTTACCAAATGGCGAAGTGTCGGCCGCTGTACCATCACCAATGAGTTTTTTGCGCAATTTAATATAGGGGTCAGTGATAGCACCCTGCAGAGTGGTGACATCGCTTTTGAGGTTCAGAATGTCTGTGGTCGGATCGCCTGAGAGCAAAAGTTTGAAATTGTTAACGGGAGAACCACGATACTGAACCGTAACAGGTTTCGCTGCCTGCAGTTCGCCGCCCGTAAGCGCTGTGTTCGCCCCCTTCAGCAGATTGCGCGTTACCGAATTTCCGTACAGGTCAGTTATAACAAGCGTCGTTGCGCCGGTATTAGCCACCACGGGTTCAAATGTTATCTGAGTACCGTCACCAAGCAGCCCGGGAATGGTTACGGACACAGCGTTAGGGCTTGAGGAGTCACTTGTTACCGTCCCTTTGGTATACGCATTGAGAACCCGTGCACTGTCACCTGGGTAGGTCAGCAGCCGAAAATCTGCTGATGCATAATTGAATTTAACGAGATACGTATATCCCGCTACCAAATCGCCCGCAGCGACGTTAGTCCCGTTATTTTTCTTAATCTGTCTTGCCGTACCACCATTAACAGAAAGAGTTGGAGTGCGGGTTGTGTTAGTGGCGCTTGGAGTAAAAAGGAATACACGATCAGACGCAACAATTCCAGGGATTGTAGATGCGGTGCCGGAATAGGCATCGCCAGTATTAGTAACTCCATACAATAACGCTACGCTATTTAATTCAAGTGTGGAAATTCTTTTTGCCAGCTCGGCTGCTACTGGACCAGATGCCACAAGGACAAAATTGTTAGCTGTCCCAGTGCGGAACTCCATCAGTGCAGGCTGATTGAGAAGCAACTCATTCCCAACCAACGCTGCATTATTTTGTTTCTGTATCGCCCGAGTAACCGAGTTCCCCCTGGCATCTGTTACGGTAACGCTAACTTCCGCCGTATTTAAAATAGGAGACAGAAAATAAATCAAACTGCCATCCACTAATAATCCCGGGATAGTGATAGCAATGGCATTAGCCGCACTGCTACTTACAGCTGTAGCAGATTGATAACCCATTGGCATCGAGGATGGCATTTTTCGACCGGTAGGCTGCAGCGTCCCGTTAACGTTCATCACCTCAACCGCAAGAGCGCTGTCATCAGGGCTACGGTAATACGTGGTACTCCCTTCGGGGATATTCGCGATGTCCGCCTGTGCCGCCGACAGCGTCATGTACTGCTTACTCAATGGGATCAGGTTCTGCCTGATCTCATCGTTTTTCGCCATCATTCCGCGCCAGGTATCCAGATCATCGCCAGCGCGATCTGGTTCAGTCAGCGCAGACCCATTGACCAGCTTATCCAGGCGCTCGGCGTTATCGAGCAACACAGCGGGAGACGTGCTCCCCAGCTCCGGGTTAAAGGCCATGTTTTTTGCTCCAAAAAAGGCGTTCGCCCAAAGGAGGGTTTGAGCGAAAAGAGTTAATTAGGGGAATTTTTGGTATTACGCGACGTCGCCGGGGTATGTGGCGTCGTCGTACTGGTAGAAAATTTCTTTATATTCAGGTGCAGTAATCTGACAGTTGCTGTCACCTGATGGTGCAACCTCCTGGACTATCCCATGCCGCGCACCCTTTTCACTGTCGCAGAACAATAACTTCGGCAGATCAATATCTGGGTCGTCCATAATCCAGTCGCCGGGATGCAGGTCGTCGTTGTACGGTACCGTCAGCGTGAAATCATCTACCCGTTGCGGCGTGAGCATTCGCGATGATGGGCGACCGTCCTGAAACTGTATCCAGCAGCGAGGATTCGCGTAGCTCCAGTCCAGTGGCTCCTTGACGTGCAGCGTGATTTCCTGGAAGTCGTAAATCATCGCGTCAATCAGGCAACTTTGGGTTTTCCCGGTTGGAATGTCGTCGGACAAAATGATGTGATCACCGAAGTCATGACACCATCCCAGCATTGAAGTCGTAGCCGTATACGTTCGGCGTTGGTGGAGATATTTCATTAACCGACGCATCCCGATACGCCAGGCGCGATCTGCAGTCATGGCAACATCAATGGTATATGCCTCCGTTTTGCGCGGAAAAGGATTTTCCGGCGTACGGCACTGTACGGTTTCCTCCGCCCAGGTCACAGGGTTGATATATTTCACATCCACGCCATCAAAATCATCCTCCGACGGGACCCTGAATGACGTCTGCATTTCCTCGACGGTATCCTGGGGAGTAATGATTCCGGTCCAGCTTTTGACGCCCTCTCTCCCGACAGAAAGCAACCCGTCAGACAGCAGAAAATACCCCATGCCAGCCTCGGCTATTTTGTCGAAAATATCCTTTGCTGACGTGCTGTCACTGCTTGCCTGGTGATCAAAATATTCGCCCCTTGGCGTCCAGTAGGTCGCCTCCAGCGTACTGAGCGCCGCAATGTCGATCTGGTCGTCGCGATATCCCAGACTGCGGGCAAGATGCAGGAACGCACCGCTGATTGTCCTGTCACCACCGCCATCATAATTCCGCGTGGCGACAACACTCACACGCTTGTCTGACTGCGCCGCCAGCTGGCCGCCGGTTTCAACCGTGATCCCTATTGTTGATATCCCAGCGTAGGAGGCCGGACGGGAAAGCAAACGACCTCTGAGCGCCTGCCAGAACATGCTGTCTCTCGCGTTGTTGCTCCCCTGCTCGTTACGGCGGCGGCATCGAACCTCCACCAGCCCAGGAGAGGACAGATCAAAACGCTCTGTAAAACCGAGGCCATTAATGTTTTTAAGCGCGTAAACCCCTGGCTTACTCGTCCAGCCTGATCCGGAACCATAAACGCGATACTGGATTTCATACTCGACATGGCGGACCCGCTTATTCCCGTTGTTCTGGAACCCGCAAATTCCGTTTGGGAAAGCAAAGTTGACCTCGAAGGCGTCCACAACTTCATTCTGCGGGCAGGCCAGAAAGGGGCCTAGCCAGGTTTCATTATCGTTAATACCAGACGCGGCAAAATCCACGACGGTACGGGTCATAAAGCCTGACCAGGTGCTGTCAACGACACCGTTAACCACACGCTGTACGGTCGCAGAGGGGCCATCAGTAGACGCTATCTGGTATTCGTTGCCACGATGCGCCAGGGAAATCCGCTGAGTGCCTTCCGGCAATCCGGAAAAGGCAGTGCCAGAATCGTATGCCAGCGTGACGCTGGCTGTTACCGCAGGGCTTCCGCCGCTGGAGGCTGCACCAGCAGTAAATACCGGGCTGTAACCAAATACTGACGCCGGCAGGAAAGATGACGTAATGGAACCGCCACGCCAGGGGCTGGAGATCTCGACGATACGTATCACGCCGCCATCATCCTGAGCAATGAGCCCCGAACCATTCAACCCGCCATTAATCGCTGCGAGCAAGCCAGACATTGTGCCGTAGTTGGCGACCAGAGATATGGTATAGGTGATACCCTGCCAGGTCAGAGCAAAGGTCTGGCTGGTTATCGTAAAGTCATACGTTGACGGCGACGCACTGGCGCGTAATACCGCAGTCGCTCCCCCTGTTCCCGGAACGGCGTCCTGGTGAGGGGTATACGTGGAGATCTGAAGGTCATAGTCAGTACCGTTAAACGTTAGGGTGACAGGCATTCCGCTGAATGGCGCAATCTCTGACACGACGTCTCCTGTCAGCACGTTAAAACCGCCCTCGATGGATACCTGATAATTCACTGGCGCTTTCAGAGTGACAATTGCACCGGCGATCCAGCCAGGAGGAAGTTTGTTCTCATCCTCGTCTTCATCATTATCATCATCGACATCGAGGCCAGAAAACGAGACAGAGGCACCGCTGACGGTCATGGCATCAGCAACGATATCACTGGCTTCAGGGGCAGTCTGAGCCATATCGAGGCCGCTGCCGCTCGACGTTCCACCAACTTCCGTTGAGTTGAACCATATCTCACTGCGACGATCCCCGGCCACATTATCGCCGGGCCCATAGCTGGTATATGAAAAGCCCTCGCCTAAGGTCAACGCCGGAGTTTCCCCTACCCGAAAATCTCCACCGGTATAGGAGAAACGCCCATATCCAAGGCAGACAAACATTTCTACCGTCATTCTGGTGGGATCAGCGGGGTCGAATCGCGTTACCGGCTGCACCAGGTAATCCGGGTAAATCCGGTTTCGCCCAAAAGCCTCCCTGACGGGATCGCCAAGCTTCGCTGTATTGGCTTTAGCCGGAGACAGATCCAGCGATGAAGCGTTACTGGATGAAAAACCGCCCAGCTCCGGTTTTGGGGCAAAGAATAATGCATAGGCCGTAGACGCAATGGATACGGCCACCGAAACCCACGCGGCAATTTCAAGACCCGTGCCATACGGAATGGGATATATCCGCACGTCGCTGTCTGGCCGCAACAAACATAACGGCCATTCCGCCGGGGGGACTGCCTGGCCGTTCAGCTCGATCACGACAGGATGAGTTTTATCCTGTGAATAGCTCGGGACATTTCTGCTCATCCACTCATGCAGCGTCAGCACACCATGCTCGTGCGTTTCAAGGGGTTCACCCGGAAGCCGGGACGGGTAAAACTTTATCGTCATTGCCAGAACTCCACGCGGTTAAAGCGACGGATAAATCGCGACAGTGGCAGAAACGTAACCCCCGAGCCTGGATTGCATTCCGCGACCTGCAGCTGGTTATCGAGCATTACAACGATCCCGACATGGGAAACTGTTGAGCCCGAATAGCAAGCCACTCCGGCACCTTCACAGGGTTCACAACGTTTCAGCGAAAGCATCAGCTTTCTCGCTTCCCGGTCGAGGCCCCCGCCGTCTTTGGTCACACCTGCAAAATCCGGCCATTCAGGTAGCCCCAGGTCGCGACGTATCTCATTTACAATGCCGAAGCAGTCGAGTAGCGGGTAGGCTCTACCGCCCTTCTGCCATTTAACAGAACGGTATTTATCAGGGTTAAACATATTTGCCTCAGATTAGTAACGTAAGCCCGGATGCTCGGCGAGGTTGTAACGTTTACGGGGCCAGGCTGTTTTGAGGACATTCATATAGCCTGCCGTGACCTGAACTGCTGTCGGGGTCCAGGAGCCGGATTTGATATCGAGCGTATACGGTGATGATGCCGGAGCAGACAGATCGGATGAAATGTACCGCCGGAATGTCAGCGTGGCTGATTTCATTTCATCCAGAATTTTATCGATCGCCTCTGAAACCCGTCCGTCAATATTGCTGATAGCAAACTTTAAATCCTGTGTCCCGTCGGCGTTCCTGGCTGGTAAGGCGATATCTATCGCGCTGGCCTCAAACGTCACCGGCTGACCATTTTCCAGCGTCACTGAAACGTCATCCCAGCCACTGGTTAGCCAGTAGTTATCATCGCCTGCCGATATCTGCAGCGTATCGTGAATAACCTCCGATCCGCTGCTGGCATATAGCCGCTCAAGAATTGTCATGCTTCGGCCACTCTCTGTTTAGCGCAATATCCAGTAACGACTGGCCAGCCAGCCATTCCGGGTAATTCCCCCAGCCAGAAGGCGGTAACGGGCGTTCCCATAATTCCAGCGTTGCGCTGTACTGCCAGTATTTTGGCGCGACCAGCGTCGGCCCTTCGTAAATATCCACGAACCTGGCTTTATAGGGCTTTACCCCGATGGGAGTCTGGAGTTTCAGATAGAACCAGGACTGGCCATCTTTAAGCGCATCCCTGAAAAACGCCTCAAACACCTGCGCCAGAGCATCAGTTTTAAAAATCCATTTAACTGATGCCTGGGTGGGTGTTGAGGTATATCGCCTTCGTTGTTGAGCGCGACCGGACGTCATCTCCGTTCGCAGTAAAGGTGATATGGGCTTAAACCCGTACCCGTCCATAAGCGGCATGGGCAGGTATTCATCCGGGTAGAAAATATCTGCCATGAATATTCCCTCCGGGCAGGTCTATCGTGGTTTTTTGGATTGGAGATTTGAATAAATAGCCCGACCGAATTTCTTCTGGGGGTTATTTACTTCGGCGGTTAAGGTGTTAACTATCCGCTGTTCCAGAGCGTCATTCCTTCGCTCAATTGCCTGCATCGTTATGTCATCCGGTTTACCGGTGAACGTACTTCGGGCATCTACGCTGACAGCAATCCGTGGCTGTGCCTGGATCTGCTTCGCAGCGTTCTGTACCGCCGGTGATTCCCGCCCAACAGCTTTGACCCCCAGCGAACCATCAGCGCCACGGGTAAGCGGCATGATGGCTTCCGGCCCGGCCTCGCCGAATACACCCGCCCCTTTCGCAAACGCAAAATATTGGGGAGTGCTGTAAACGCCATTGCTGTAGGCAGAAAGTGACGGAGAATCGTAAACGCCTCCGAGAGCGTTAAATGAAAAATTAGCTCCCGCGCCTTGAATGGCGGTACCACTACTTGCCGCACCGCTGGCACCGCCAAAAAGACTACCGAACAACCCACCCGCTCCGCCGCCAAATGACGCCATAATCGCTTTGGTGATTAACGCCTGTGTTGCCATCTGGATCAGCGTCTTAATCACCGTTTCGCCCAGGGAAGAGAAAATATTCGACATTCCATCTTTAAAAGAAGCAGCGCCCGTCAGGACGTTGGTCAGGTTGTTGGAAATAGAGTTAGTGGTGGCATCCAGAATTTCGCTGGTTGCAGTGGCAGCCATTGAACTCAGATCAGAAGCCTGATCGGCATAGTTCATCAGGGAATCGCTGATCCCTGCCCGCCAGTCTGACTGCTGTTCATCAGTTTTTTTGTAATACTCCTCCTGAATATCCAGGCGTTCGGCAAGCGCTGTTTTAAGTGCTTCCGTTTGCTTTTTATACAGGTCTTCGGAAATCTGCCCGCGACTGAAATCACGCTGTAAATCACGCTGCTGCCTGAGAAAATCAGCGCGAATATCCGCCATTTCCTTCATTCGATCACGGGCTTTATCCCCCTGTCCCGCGCCGAGGAAATCGATATTCCCCCTTTCCCGGGCGGCAGCATTGCTGTCGGCCAGACCTTCGCGGAATGTTTTTAACTGTTCAGCGATATTTTTCTGATCAATAAGCGCCGCATTGTGCAGCAACGTTTCCTTTTTGGATTTTTCAAGCGAAGATAATTCCCCCTGAGTAACCTGATATTTCATCTTTGCCAGTTCAGTGTTTTGGCTGGACAGAGCAATTTGCTCCCGTTGCTGTTTAATCAGCCGGGTATAGGTATCTTCAGTTTTCTCCGCCTCGGTTTTCCCATGTCTTCCTTTCGGCTTGGGTTTATTTTCCTGGTTGTTTCTCCATTCATTCAGGCCGTTATTAATCAACTCCTGCCGTCCGGTCTGGAACTGTGGGTCGTTAGTTAACCCCAGGTCATCCGCAGCATAACCCAGTCGTGCGCGCTCTTTGTCCTCACCTTTGAGTTTTGAAAGCGCCAGATCACGACGGCTTTTTTCAAGTGCAGCCGTTTGCTGGGTTGTCAGGTCTACCTGTGGTAAGCGTACTGGTGCGTTTACCAGCCCCTGCCGGGCCATGAGGAGATTATTTCCGAGACCCAGCAGACGGTTAAATTCAGTATGCTCACCGTTCATCATTAATAACGATTGATATGCTGAATTCTGTTCTGCAGCCTGCTGCCGGATTAATGCTATTCGCCTGTTCTCTATCCCTTCCAGTACCGACTGGATCGACTCAGACTTAGCCTGCATCTGAGCTAACCTCTCCTGTTCAACGGCCAGAGCGGAAGTCGCTTCTTCCAGACCACGGGTGACAGTTTCGACCGAGGTCAGGTGGTTTATCATGAAACCACCACTGGTTGTCGGGCCGGGGTTAGACAGGACATACTGATAGCCCGCGATCTCTTCCTTCAGGCTTTTTACTTTTGATGCCTGGGCATCAACAAGACGGTTTTGCTCCTCCTGTGCCTGACGGGTTTTGGTCTCATTATCAGAAACTTCGGGCAGGGACATTGATTTTGTCTTTTCACGGACAGCGTCAATGGTGTTTGCATATTCCTGAGCGGATAATCTGGCCTGCTCCTGATTCTGGTACATCGTGTACCAGGCACCGGCACCAAGTAAAACCAGCCCAGGAATACCGCCAACGAGGCCTAATGCTCCCCCCATGAGCCGGGAACCTACAGCAGTAACCGAGTTCAGTGCAGTCTGAGCGGATACTCTGGCCTGAATATTACGGTTAAGTGACTCCTGCGCCAGTGAGAGCCGTTTTTCTGCGGCGGCCTGCGCATCTGTACCCCGCGCCGCTGCCAGAGCCTGCTGGGCACGATAAACTGCAGCACGCGCGCGAGCTGTCGAAACTTGCGTCCCTCTGACCTGGGCTTCAGCTAAAGCTACTTCACTTTTTGCGGCGTTAATAATCCCGGCCGTTGCAGAGCTGGCACCAAGAGCCATATTTCCCAAATATCGGGCTGCGCCAACGGCAACAAGCGCTCCGGCAGCAGTGGCGACCTGATCAATATTGTTGGCTACGCCATCAAGTAATCCGGTCAGGGTATTTGTGGCGCCACTAGCTTCATTAGCTCCACCGACCCATTGCATAAAAGCGTTTTCAACTTTAGTTGCCGATGATGAAACGGTCTGCGGCAATTCACCATATTCATTCCGTAGCTTACCAAGCTGGCTGATGAGGGCTGGCACTACTTTATCAATGGTTAACTGCCCCTGATCCGCCATAGATTTAAGGTCTTTACGCGCAACCCCCATTCCTGCCGCAAGCGCCCGTATAACCCTGTCGCCGCTCTCGTTGACGGCATTGAATTCTTCGCCTCTCAGCACGCCCTGCGCCAGAGCCTGGCTAAACTGAGTGATGACCGAACTGGACTCCTGAGCATTCGCGCCAGAAAGTTTTAAACCAGTAGAAATAGCCTCAGTAATATCCAGCACCTGGCTGGAGCTGTAACCATATTCCCGCATTGAGGCTGCTGAACGGGAAAATAAATTAGCGTTGTCAGAAAAAGATGTACCCGTTTTCTGACTGATATCCATCAGCTGTTTTTGAGAGTTGGTAAAATCATCAGTTGACTGAGATGCCTGTTTTAGGCGGGCGTTTACTGAATTCCACTCATCAGCCAGGGATATCAAATGCCCCGTAGCAAAAGCACCAGCGAATGCCCCGGTCAATCCAAGTGCGGTAGCCTTTGCTGACTCCATCTGGTCAGTTAGCTCTGCAACAGAACGGCGAGTTTCCCGAACTGAAGCTGCAGCCTGCCTGCCGCCATTCTGCATTGTCTTATAATAGTCAGCCCCCATACGTGACGCGCGGGCTATCTCGGTCTGGAATGACTGAGAGTTAGCAGAAACTTTAATGATAAGTTCACGCAGGGTTGCCATTTCATTTCCTCAGAAACAAAAAGCCCCACATTGTGGGGCTTTTTTATGATTTCAATATTATTAAATTAAACCAGCTTTTTTCCTTGCTTCTTCCAGATAATCTTTTTCTGGTTCCTCTTTTTTATGAGCAAGTGCAATCAGAAGATCAATTTGAGCACTTTGCTTTTCAGAGATTTCTTTAAGCATAGCGATCTGATCATTAGCTCTTACGCTTCCTCTGTTCAGGAAATACCAGATAACAAGATCAATAAGGCGAGCAAAAACAAATAATAATATCCAGCCAGTAGTAGTCATTTAAAGCACTCCGTGTGTCAAAAAAAACAACATAACACCTGTTATGAGTGGCATCCACACGAATTATTACTGGCTATGCTGACGCAGCCAGAAGCGCCGCTTCCAGCCCTGCAAAGGGATCGCCGCCGTCGTTTACCTCAATCTCTTCTGTGCTCCACTGAAGCTGAGCATCTTCAATGGTGACTTTAACGCCCTGCGCTCCGTAAACCGCAGATACCAGCTGAGCATTGAGGATATCGCCGCGAATATCGCCGATTGGGCTGATACGGTCGTACTCAGCCCACATCCTGAATTCGCCAACCGTCATGGTTTGTCGCAGTTCGCCCAGCGTGCGGCCCATCCGGAGCGCCAGCGCCATCAGGAACTGCATGCCAGGCATTTTTACTTTGCTTTAGCATCATCCGCGTCACGAATGAGATCAAGTGCCTGCTTCAACAGCCGGGAATGCACAGGGCCATAGATCGCTTCAACCTGTTCGGTGTCATCGACAGTAAAGACGGGCTGCAGGTCGGTATCCAGCAAAATATCGATGAAAAGCGTGACGTCGGCCCGCATCGTGCGGAAGGCCCGTTCTGAAGGGGTCAGTTCTGGTGCCTCCTGGGGCTCCTGCCCTTCCGGTGGTTTGGGTAATTCCGGGCTGGCAATGCCCTGCCAGCGAATCCAGGCTTCTGCTGATGGCTCACGTATGATGACTTTGGCGTTATCCCACTCCGGAACGGAGACTTCTTTTTTACGGAAGCCCGCCATCGGGGCCAGTGCCAGCGCTTTAAGACTCGGTTTTGACATTAATTTTATCGCCGGTCTCCCGGCGCTCCGTTAATTGATGGTGACGGTGCAATCAGAAGAAGTGATCACAGTGCCATCGGCATCAGTAACCACGCAGGAATAAACCCCGGCATCACCGGATACAGCGCTGGCTTTCGTAAACGTTGCGCTGGTCTGGCCGCTGACCGTCGAGGTGCCCTTTTTCCAGGCGTAGGTATAAGGTGCCGTACCGCCCTGGACGACCACGCCCATGGTCAGGGCGCTTCCTGCCGCGACCGTTTGGGACGCCGGAAGGTCAGTAGCAAACGATAGAACTCCTGGGGCGTTAATATTGGTGGGTTTACCTTTCAGACGCAGCGAGAACGTTGCAGCAACCACGCCATTGGTTTGAGAATCCCAGGTGTGCTGACGTACCTCAGCGCGCATCAGGAATCCATTACCAGACGGGAAAATAACCTTAAACCCATAAACCCCGTCGTTATCATATGCGGCACGAAGTGCATCCTGCGCCGGGTTGCGGTAGAAGTTACCGGAAAGTGACATTTCAGACGGAGCAGGAAGGCCGTTGATATTTTCCGTTTCATCCGAACAGAGCGTTGTCACGTCAATATCGTTTTTCTGACCAGCGGTAAAGCTTGCCTGTTTGATAGTGCAACTCAGGTTTAACCAGGTTGCGGTATCCAGCTCTGCCGCGGTGACCGGCACAGAGGTAATCATTACTACCGTTTTTTGGGCACGTTCAAATAGTGCTGACATCGCAGCCTCCATAAATGAAAAACCGCCAGCGGCGGTCGGATTGGATTGGTTTTTGTCAGGCAATGACCGTTATTTCGAGGGTTGCCCGATGAAGATGGGTTGTCGTGTCGTAGCCAGGGATTTTTGTCACCTCGACAGGTGAAAGAACCTGCAGGCGAGCCAGGGCATCCAGGCGTAACGCCCGGGCTTCGTCATTCGTTTCAGCCCATACATCAACCTGAATGCGCAGTGTCGACTCTGCCTGGCCGCAGAAAACATCCGCGGATACGTCAGTCGGTATCGAGAAGATGATGTAAGGCGCGGGAACATCGGGAAGACCGTCACTGCCCAGCGATACCACATACGGATAAACCCGCCCGTCTGCCAGCGGCGACAGCAGGTCATAGAGATCATCTTCTGTCATTTAGCCAGCACCTCATCAATAGCCTGATTCATCCGCTGCATCGCCACCTGCGCAGCCTCTTCCATGCGGGTATCAAAGGCAGGACGAACAAACGGATGTGCTGGCGCCGTAGATGTTCCCAGCTCCACGAAGCGCCAGTAAAACGCATTCCGCTTGTTGCTGGCCTTCATTGTATTGTCGCTGTTCCCCGTTCGCGGGTTAACGCCACGAATATGCACCCCCGATGAGATTTCACCTCGACGGCGGCTTTTCTGGGTGACGACAACAACGTTTTTCTTCAGTTTGCCGGTTTTCTCAGGAGCGCGATCAATCACCTCCTCGCGGAGCAATTCGGCACCAGCACGGGTCGACTCCCGGAGAACTTTATTATTTTCGGCCTTGCTGAGCGTTTGCAGATCGCGGGCAATATCCTGCAACCCGGAAAAATCCAGATTCACATCAATCATTTTTCGGTCCCCTGTTTGCAGAGAATTTCCAGCCGGGTACCTTTGATATCCGGAACCGGAGGGCCGGTAACGTTAAGAACGGCACCTTTAAACGGGCCGGTGCGTACTTTCAGGCGGGAAGAAGCTGAGATATCTGTACGAAAACGCACCCAGACTCGAATGGTGGCATCGGCACGCTCAGCGCCAGCGGCTAAAAGTTCACGACCGCTTATACCCTTAACCTCGGCCCAGATGGTTTTCCCATCTTCCCATTTTTCAACCGGCTGACCTGAAGGCGTTCTGGAGGTTGTGAAGTTTTGAATGGTGACCCGGTGCCGTAATCGCCCTGCCTGCATATCACCTCCTACGTGCCAGGTATTTTGCGGTGCTGCTCCAAAATTGCTTTAACGCCAAACGGGATAGTATTAACGCTGTCGCTGCTCACAGGTTCTCTGTTTTCATACCAGTGCGACACCAGGAGCATCAGGGCCAGTTTGATATCATCTTCTATCACCACTCCATCAGGATCGTCGTCTGGAACAGCGTTATCATAAAGACGGCAATTAGTGATTTTTTCCGCATGCTTCAGAGAGGCGTTGAGGTAGAGCGTTAACATCACATCTTCTGTGTCATCATCGCTGTCGATACGGCACTGGTAACGAAGCTCTTTTACAGAGGGCTTCATTTTCCCTCACCCCGCTTATTGCTGGTTTTAGGCTTAACTGGTGTTTCAATTTCAGGCTGTTCAGTACCGTCGAGAATCCCCATCTGGGCAGCAACCTCAAGAGCACGTTCAGGAAGTGATCCCGCCTCATATTCACCGGATGGAATGTTTCTTATCTGAATGCCATCAGGTGACCATTTCAGGTCTTTTTTCAGCAGCATCATGACCTCCATAAGAATGGGGCCGAAGCCCCATCAGATTATGCGCCAGCACCGATCTGCAGCAGTTTAATGGCCTGAGAATCGGCCAGCATTCCGCCAGTACGTTTGGTGGTGTAGAAACCAACGAATGGTTTGTTGGTGTACGGGTCGCGGAGGATACGGGTACCAATGCGATCAACGATCGTATAGCCGCGTTTAAAGTTACCGAACGCAATGGCTTTCGCATCAGCAGCGATATCTGGCATTTGCTCATTCTCGGCAACGCCATAACCCGCCAGAGAGGAAGGCTGGCCCAGCTCAAGGCCCGGACGCCAGAGATAGTTACCCTCGGAGTCCTTCAGAATGCGAACTGCAAACAGGCTGTTGTTGTTCATCATGAACTTAGCACCGTTGCGGTGCACCTTGCGCAGGGTGTAGATCAGCTTGATAATTGCATCGGCCGTCACACCCGCCGCCGCACCGGAAAGAATGTGCTGCAGGGTGCCAAAGGCGCGGGTTTTATCGTCATCCAGAGAAGAAGCATAGGCCAGGAAGCCTTTCGGTTTCTTCGTACCATTGCCGCTGGTGAAGGCGATTTCTTCCTGTTCGGAGAACTCAACCGCCAGTTCGCTGTTGATCCAGTCCTCTACGTTAAAGAAAGCATCATCCAGCATCGTCTGGGTTGCCTGAGGGTTTCCGTAGATTTCACCCATGAACGGTTCAATCTGACCGAGTTTAGATGCAGCAGTCTCAGGGCGGGCATCAGTTTCACCGACCCAGCCGGAAGCGGTGCCGCCAAGGTTAACCAGCTTTTTATAGTTGGCACCACCAACGGTGATAGTTGTCGCCTCCTGGCGCATCACTACTTCATCTTTCAGAAGATTGAGAATGGTGCGATCCAGCTCTTCTGGTACGGCATATCCGCCATCTTCATCCACGCCAACCTGCAGGGCTTTACGCTCCAGATCGCGCAGTCCGTCATCCTTACCCTTGCGCATAAAGTCAATGAAAGCGGTTTTGTGCTCGGTTGCAGCCTTGCTTTGAGTGCCACCAGCGGGGCGCTTAAGCTGTTTAAGCTCATCTTCCAGCGCGGTTTTCAGCTGATCCAGCTCGGTCAGCTTGCCATTAAGTGTTTCAACTTCTCCGGCCAGCTTGCCTTTTTCGGATTCGATAGCGTCAATGCGCTTATCATTTTTCGCTTTAAAATCATCGAATTTTTGCTGCAAATCCTGCGCGACCTGCTCAACGTCTTTAATTTCGACTGCCATAATTCAACTCCTGATTAAAATTTGATGTTTTTCAGTGCATCCAGTGCGGCATCCACGCCATCAGCGTCACGCTGAGAGAGGTTGCCATAGCCACCGGCCATGAATGCTTTGGCCTGGGTGCGGGAGAGCCCAACATCGCGCAGGACCCGTTCAATACTTTTCTGGGAAGGTGTTTCGCCACGGGCAAACGCGCTTTTAACATCGCTCACCCGCGCTTCGTCATTCGACGGAAACGTTACGGGGCTGACCTCCCAAAGGTCGATCTCCTTGAGAAGAAACACGCCTTTCTCGCGGTCGTATTCCCAGTCTTTGAGCATGTAACCAATGGAAAGGCCGGTTAAAGAACCGGCCTTCATGTGGGCATGTGCTCGCTTTGAAAGAGGATCATCGTCAATGAGTAACCGGCCTTTGACATATAAGCCGACCTCATCCTCTTTCATTTCGGTATAAACCCCGATAGGTTCATCCATCTGATGCTGCCAGAGCATAGCTGGGAGCGCGTTTTTCTCCCGCCATGACTGAAGTGATTTACTGAAAGCGCCGGGAACAACTACATCGTCGTAACTGTCCTTAACGCCAAACACAGAGCCGTAGCCTTCAAACTCCCCGCTGTCGCTGACAGACTTTAGCTTCAGCGGAATATCCAGCCGCTGTTTAGTCATCGGCATCATGTTGTTCCTCGGTTGTTTTGCTCTTATTGCTGTCAGACGGCTTGGTCGTCATATTCATCGGCGTCAGATAAATGTCACCGCCAGAGCGTGGGTTCATATCTTCCAGTTCACGGCAGTCATTTGGTGAGTAAATGCCCCAGTTAATACCGGTTGAATACGATTCGAACCTTGATTTCATATCCCCGCGCAGCAACGCACCGGCATTGAATTTGGCATAGTAGGTGCCCTGTTTCGATTCCTTCACCAGACCTACGTTAATTCGCTGCTCGATGCGGGTCATGTAAGGGACAAGGGAATAATTAATAAAGCCGATGCCAAGGTTTTCGATATTGCTGAAGGTCGCGCGATCGGTGTTCTGTACCATGTGCATCGGCACCCTGAACAGTCGGCAAATCTCCTCCAGCTGGAATTTTCTGGTCTCAAGAAACTGACTGTCCTCGGCATTGAGCGCCATCGACTTCCAGTCGAGACCCATTTCGAGAATCATCGGACGATGCGCATTGCTGAGCCCGAGGTGACGATCCTCAAAATCTTTCTTCAGCCTGTCATAGGCTGCATCAGTCAACGTTTGCTCAGTACGAAGGACCCCGGAAGTGACCGCACCGTTTGAGAACAATCGGGCGCCGTGTTCTTCAGTCGCCATACCCAGAGAAATGGCCTCCCTTGCGTATGCGATTGGGTTCAGGCCCACCAGCCCGTCAAATGTCAGCGTCCTGACGTGCCAGATATCATCCTGCCCCAGCACATCCGTCGATCCATCAGGGAAAGTGACCTGATACACCGGTTGCCACTGGCTGTTTAGCTTCGGGTCTACGCAACCGGGATCAATAGGCAGGAGTTCAACCACTTCCCCCAGGGCTTTAACCTTATAAGCGTAAAAATTACCGCGCAGGCAAAGACAGACAATGACCAACTCCCAGAACTCCTGAGGGGTCATATAGTCGTTTGGCTTCATCGTCAGTAATTTGTGCAGCCTTTCAGATGTCGCTTTTTGCTTACTGTTGCCAGTGACCTTGTACAGGTTGCAGGGAAGCATTCCCATTGACTCAGCCAGCACCCTTATGCAACCAAACACCGCTGTGAGACGCATCGCTTTCTGGCTGCTGACGCGCTTTCCAGTGTAGGTGTCGTAAGTCATTCCTACGGCTTCCGCTAACTCTGCAGGTGTGGTCACCGGAGTATTAGATTTTTGAAACAATCCGGGAAAGAACATCAATCACCGCCTTCGTTTTGAACATTACGTGGCGCGGACAAATATTTCGATACAGCCCATGACCAGAACAGACACAGAACACCAGCAGTAATAAATCCTGCGGGCGGGAATACCAGCCATGCGCCATATGAAAACAAAGCAGCACCGATCACCCCGATCAGCGGGGCAAGAATCATCAGGATCATAAGTGCCTCTTTAAAGTGAACGGACGCCGTAACTTTCCAGGTGGTCAGAAAGGCTTGCCTCAGGTTCCCCGCCATTAACCAGCATTCGACTCATTGCGGTAAATAGCGCAGCGGGACCATCAATTTTGGCTTCAGGCGTGGATTTGTTAGGGAAAATGTTGTCGTTTTTATCCGGCTTAACGGTGACGTTTGACATCATCCAGTTCATTACCGGGTGATTGCTGTGGTGGAAACGCCCCCCGTAGACCAGCGATTCAACCTCTTTCATGGATTCAGAAAAGTTTCTGACGGTTTGAGGGACCTCCACCAGCGGTACGCCTTCTTCTGCCAGCGCCAGGCTGAACTGCGTTGCGCTCCACGGGTCGAATCCAGTTTCTTTCAGGTTCTCGCCGTTAATCCATTCCAGAAAATCCGCTTTAATCTGGGCATGATCGATAACGTCACCATCGGTAAGCTCAAGTTTTCCTAGCTCTGCCCATTTGCGATACATCTGCGCCATCTGCGCAGAACATTTTTCCAGCCGTCCTTCAGGTAGCCAGAATTTAAAGTCAGCATGGGCGTGTCCGTTATCAGCACGCCAGAGCTTTACAGCTGCGCAAATATCAATTTTATGAGCCAGGTCAACGCCAGCCCACATGGGGTAGGTTTTAAGCTCATGCCGGGGAGCTATATACTCGCATTTCTCCCATTTCATCATGTCCATCCAGGCAGACTCAGCCGTTACCCAGATATTCATGTGTTTAGTGAAAAAGTTAACCCTTGCGGAAACCTGCTCTTTCGCTTTCTTAGCCAGGCGTCGAAGGTCATCCCAGCGCTTACAGATACCCAGTCCGGGATTTGCCTTCTGCCATACCGTTTCATCAAACGGATCATCATCATTATCGAGGGTAAAGATAATGGCAAAATAGGTGTCATCCTTTACCGCACCTTCTACGTCGCTGTTGTAGCCACGTAATACTTTGATGGCGTAATCACGCTGTTCGTAACAAATACCCTCCTTGTTGAAACCGGCTGTGGTGATGCCAAACAGCAAAGATTGCAGGCGTGCCCCCGTTGCAGTCTCCAGAACGTCCCACACATCACGCGTTTTATGCGCATGCAGTTCGTCGATAATGGCGCAATGGATATTCAGGCCGTCAAGGTTGTTTGCATCAGAGGATAGCGGTTCAAATTTGGAGGCTGTTTGCTCCTGATAAATTGCCAGTTTATTAAACTCAAACAACTTCCCGAGCGTTGGCTTTGCCTTTTTGACCATGTTTTTTGCATCTTCAAACACGATCCGCGCCTGGTCTCTCGTCGTTGCTGCGGAATAGACCTCTGCACCACCCTCGCTATCAGCGCCCGTCATATACAGGCCAACGCCTGAAGACAAGGTTGATTTGGCGTTTTTACGCGCCACTTCGTTATAGGCTGTCCGGAAGCGGCGAACCATTACCGGCCTTCCGCTGCCATCATTACGAAGCACTATTTCGCCGGTTTCTTCATTCACCAGCGGAATAACAAAACCGAAGATGTTTATCAGAATGAAAATATGCCAGTCCATTAATTCAATCGGCTGACCAGCAAGAGCGCCTTTAACGTGAGGCACAAACTTGTAAAAATTAAGAATATGCTGCGCACGCGGTTCGCTGAAGTAAACGCCACGTTCCTCGCCGAATTTCAGATCATCAAGGAAACGCTGGCAAGCGAGGCGAACAAATTCGCAGGCAATGATATTCCCCGCCACGACGCGCTCAGCGTAGCGTATGCCATCTGCAACTTTTGCCATTAGTCTCTCGAATTAAGGAATTTGCTGATCAGGTCATCGTCAGGTGTCGTTTCTCGGTTGACTTTCGACCGGCTTGAAGGGGTCATGCCGAACTCGCCCAGCATTGCACGCATACGTTTCCACGCATCCGCTTTCATCATTGCCGCCGGGTGTGGCTTAATCATTCTGATTTCACGTTCTTTCCCTTCATCAGGATCATCCTCGCTGTAAACCGCGTAGGTATATCCCTCACGATCAAGGGTTTCACAGTGATGGCGGTATTCCGTATAAGCTTCAACGAGCAATTCCAGCGCCCGAGCGTCAAGCTGGGACATAACGCCGATAGCGTCCAGTTCCTCAGCCATCCTCTTAAACCAGTACTTCCCCTGCTTGTCGAAATGCTTCGGTGTTGGGGGTACCCCTTTGGGTGGCTCTGGTTCGTTTTTGTTGATCGCTCGCTTAGATGGGTTACCCCTCACCAGACGTAGATGTGTCGGGGTTTTCGGCGGTCCAGACATAATCGAAAACTCCTATTAATCATCGGATGGGGGACCCTAAAAAAAGTTTCTAACCTGCGGCGGTGTGAAAAAAGGCTAGGCGGCGGTCCTTTGGGCCTTTGCCGTCAGGGATTTGACCCCGCCCCCCCTCTGCCTCGCCTCAAATGAGAATCTATATCATTTGATGCGTTCGCGCCCGGTTTTCGTTCGATGGCAGGGCCAGCACAGGCTTTCGAGGTTCGAATCGTCATCGGTACCCCCATGAGCCTTGGCCTTGATGTGGTCAACCGTCTTTGCTGCGACAGCTCGCCCGCTGCGAAGGCAGTTCTGGCATAAATGGTTGTCGCGTTTCAGGATGCGCGCACGCCTGATATCCCACTGGCTACCGTAGCCACGCTCGTGTCGACTCTTTCCCTGTTGATGCTGTTTCCAGCCTTCATTGCGATGCTTTTCGCAGTAGCCTGAGCGGTCCGTGGTTGTACCAGGGCATCCATGCTTACGGCAAGCACGTGGAATTAGTGCAGGCATATGTTCCCCATAAACATGATAAAAAAAACCGCAGGCGTTCGCATGCGGCTTTTTTTAAATATTAATTAACAATTTGGGATGATTTAATCGTAAGATTCTTGATTATTTTTCAAGAGCACTTTGAATAGCATCAGCCAATGCACCTATTTTCTTAGTCACGTTTTCTAAATCGTAACCAGACTTTACCCCACCCATTGCTGTTGTCGAAGAAACAGAAGCTTTGGCAATTTCCAGCGCCGCCTGAACAGCAAGAAGTCTCTGGTTCAGCTTGATTGCCTCTGCATGGTCTTTTGCTACTTGATCGAAATAGCTCTCTAACATTACAACCTCCTTTTGTTATGGAGGTTTTAGATTACCGCGATGATTTATCCGAATAAAGCATTATCGAGCCACCTCTTAAAGTGACTCTGTAATGCCCTACTGACGTTTTGTTTCCGCCTGCCTGATATCGGCCTTATCCCGGTTGCACTGCCCCAGCGCTGATAGCAGGCTGACGTTTAAATCCAGGCTTTGGCCCCAGGTCAGATTGTCGGGGATCGCCGGTTGAGGGGTCTCAGCTGTCAGGCTGGCCGGTAACGACACCACCGGCACTTTGACGTAGACCGTTCGCATATTGCTGCAGCCGCTTAACTGCGCCAGCAGGCACAGGGCGATTAGTGCAATCATCATTCGCAACAGCAACCCGGATATCAGCCGAGGCTCCCGATGCGTCCAGTGCGATCTGCTCTTTTGCATGCTGATTGGCCTCGGCGATGGTGTTGAAGATGGTCATGGTGGTCAGGACGTTGGAAGTGATGGCCTGAGCGGTATTTATCTGCTGCTCAGCGGTTTCTGCTCTGGTTTCCTGCTTACTGGCAGCGTTGTGGTAATGCATTGCCAGCCACCCAAGGCAAACCATCAGGCAGATCACAATGGCGCTGATAATGGCTGCTAATCGGCTCATTTTTGACTCCAGAGACAAACTTCGCGCTCAAGCTCGCGGCGAGTTACCAGGCCTTTCCACTGCTTGCCCTTGGCATAAGTCCAGCGGCGCAACTGGTCACACGCACCTTTCTGGTCGCCCTGGTTGATTTTGCGCAGCAGCGTGGAGGTCTGGAAGTTTCCGGCTCCGACGTTATAGGCGAATGAGTAAAGCGCCCCACGCATTGTTGCCGGGATCGACTTCTGGATGTACGGATCAATCTGTCGGGCGACGGTGTTCAGGTCTTTATTGAGCAGCGCACGGCATTCAGCCTCGGTGTACTTCTTGCCGAGCATGATGTCTTTGCCAGTGTGGCCATAGCAGACAGTCCAGACGCCTACCACATCCTGATAGGGGTCATAACGCACACCTTCAAGACCATCGTTCCCGGTTGGGCCGGTGATGAGCGCAGAAGCAATGGCTATGGCGCCACCGCCGACGGCAGCGATAACGCTATTCCTCAGTTTTGGTGTCATAGCCATTGAGCCGATCCTCGCGTTCTTTCCGCCGGTAGTACCAGTTCACCCCACAGGTGGTAATGGTGCAGGCGATACCGACAATAATTGCCCAGTCACTCAGGGTCATCCCCGCTATTTTGTCGGCCAAAATCCATACCTCTGCCTTAACTGCCCCGGCATACGCCTTTGCTGAGACACCGCAGCCCGTCAGTGCGGTCCCGGTGCCGTATGAAAGTCTGCTGTAAATGGTGCTCATTTTTGTCATAACCTCACCTCCGTTGATGACGGATGGCGCTGTGTAAAAGGAATGGGTGGGTCTGAATGAATGGTCGCCAGATGGATTAACGACAACACACAGATTTAGTGACGTTCTGGCGACCAGAATAGATAAGGCCGCGAAAATGCGCAGCCTTTTGTGATGTTGATTACTATTTATTGAAATAAAAAACTATCTTTGTAATCGATTAGTTTTATAACCCTTATTTCATTTTGGTCAAAAACAAATGGAATCGCTTTCGATTCAACAAAAAAATTCGTACTAAAGAATAGCTGTGGGTTCGTGTGCTGAATCATAGAAAAACGGGCTCCTTTAATGTGCTTCAGTGAGACATTTAGGCGAGAATCCTCTATGAATAGTATTTTCTCTTCACCTGAAACCCGTGGGGTTATATCAAATACATTACCAGACAGATCCTTGTAAAGGCAGTGAGCCTCCCCTTCTATCATAATATCGCTTTCCCACAGCACCCAGCCATATATGGCCTCTCCACCATGTTCCCTAATCATTCTTGCTACATTATAGTAACATTCTTGTTCATAAGGTGAAAAGGTTACGGGGTTGGTGTATGTAAAGTATTTTGCCTTGATATCACCCTTCGGATTAATTTTCTTTGTAATTACTGAAACATTATTACTCATAACGCTTGGAGTCGTCGGTTCGTTCTTGCGAAACACGCCACCAAAACCAGGAAGAGCATTCATAGCATCCCTCTTTTCATTATTAACCGGATAAGTCAGGGATAACTTACAATACCTAAAAAATTTTCGCAGCAAGCACAACGCAAAAAACCCCACCAAGCGGCAGGGTTAGTGGTCAGTTTCATTTGGATGTACGTATCCATGATTAGAAGAATACAGGACAATTTTATGCAAAGTCAACTCTATCGTGCAAAAATTTGCCGCCATCTGTTTCGATCACATCAATAAATGGTCGCCTTCTCAAATTCAGCCGCTGCCTGTCTCTCTCCTTTGTGAAGCATATCCACCAGCCCTTCATAGAACGGCTTCCAGTTGCGTGACCACGAAGACTGATGGAGATCCGGGAGACGCTTCAGAATGGCGCGGTGTACCGTCGCAGAGGGTACAACAGAGAAGCCATTACCAGAGCAGCGTTCACATGTTTTGAAAACTGGTGCGCCAAGTTCTTTGGTCGCTTTGCGATCTAACACCTCCCCTTTGCCACCACACCTGCATCGCGCATGGATCACTTTCTTTCCTCCGCACACTCGACAGACCCTTTTCACCAGTTCATTTCTAATCTTTGGGGCCTTCACTACGACACCGTCTGCATCGAAAATACCAGGGTGCTTAATTACATCTTCATGGAGGGAAATAAAGCCGGTACCGCTGCAGCTGTGACACGTTGCGCTGGTGGCCGCCGAACGTGAGTACTCCGCAAAGGCAAATTGCGCCAGCGTCAACATGCAGGCGCCGAGCTTGTCACCAGCAGCTTTGCGGACATTTTTAGGAGCGTTTTTGATGGCAAACTGCGCCAGCGCCTGAATTGCAAGCTGTTCGTCCGTTTTGCTGATACCAGCCTTTCCGAAGAAAGCGGCCAGGCCGAAGCGCGCCCTGCTGCTGGTCACCCCGATCCCGGTCATAATGTCTGTACCGTTAAGGCGATTCGGCGATGTGCTTTTCACGTCGTCGGTGATATGCATGCCCTGAGGGCTAAAGTGTTTGAGGGAGGCTTCCAGTTTCATTCTTCGCACTCCCCGACCAGGTTCAAAATAATGCGATCAAACAGCGAATCCCGTTCCTCAAAATAGTCACATGCCAGTAACCACTTGCAGACTGTTAATGCTTCAGCCCGGGTAACTGGTTTCATGACGCACAAAAGGTCAGTGAGCCACCCGCGCCGATCCCAGATAATCTGGACGTAGCCATCGCCATTTTGTGTTTTATACCTGTGACTAAGTACAGATTCCCAGTAATCCCATTCAATGGTTACATCGCTTAATGTCCAGGGAGAGAGGAGGATGTTTTTAAAACCTTTAATTTCTCTTACGCGAAGTTCTTCCGCCTCACGGCTTAAGTTTTTTTCATCGGCCCAGTTTGCATAAATATGACTGAAGCGCTCCATAACAAGACGCTCAGCCTTCGTAATTGTCTCTGATGAGATGCCTGCATCCACAGAAAAATATTTATTATGTTCGTTGTTATTACTACGCATTGTTCTGTGCTCCCGTTTTACTTATGTCGTCGCTGAAGTGCATGATATCAGGCATTGCATTTTTGAGTGGTTCTTCAAGTTTCATGTGGACACCTCTCCGATATCAGAAATTAAAATTTGTCCTGATTCACCCCATACTTTTGTTACACGAAAGTCCCAGATATGTGCGTCATCAGTAAACAGAGCATCCATCAGCGCTTTAATCATGTTATCGGCGTCTGGTTTCTGCTGGTGTGCCTGTCCGTTCATCGTTACTCGCTTCTTCTGGCTCCAGCTCTTTGGCATGGGAACCACGAAGGTTATGTGTCCGCCCTGCTCCGGCATAGCAACATTCTTCAGACGGACCTCATCGCAGAATGCCCGGTAGCGCATGACCACTTCCCGCTGTTTCCATTTGTCTGCCCGGGTCATCCTCGGCTTACCCATTGGTGTAATGTTAAAAATCTTCATGGCCAGCCCGGCTCCCTTTCGTGTAACGGCGTTGATGTGCCTTTGGTTGCGGTGTCGAGCGCTGGCGAGCTTCCTCCTGATCAATTGGCAGGAAATGACCGTTGTAGAACCGACGGTAGATAGTCCCCAGCTCCCCATTCCGCTGTTTTGTCACGTTAATTTCGGCAATTCCCTTTGCTGGCGATTCAGGGTTATAAACCTCGTCGCGGTACAACATCAGGATCAAGTCAGCATCAGCCTCAATTTCTCCCGAGTTTTTCATATCGGAGTTCATTGGCCGCTTATTGGGTCTGGATTCGACACCGCGCGACAGCTGGCTCAGCGCAAGGACGGGGGTTTTATTGGATTTAGCCAGGTTTTTAAGCCCCTTGGATACTTCGCCAACGGCCAGATCGTACCGCGCAGCACTCTGAATTTTGATAAGCGCCAGATAGTCGATGACCACCAGCGCGATTTCCGGATGCGCTATCTGGTAGCGTGTTGCGGTTTGCTGGATCTGGTCGATAGTCAGCCCCGTGGCGTCAGTGATCCAGATATTGCGGGTTGCCATGCGTTCCATGCCGTTAAAGAACCGCGCCCAGTCCTCGTCCTCGAACTTATCCACGGCTTTCAGGCGAGACATCGACATCCCGCCTGCAGCGGAAACCATGCGCTTGGTGATCTGCGTGTCCGACATCTCCATACTGAAAAACAGCACGCCATGGCCCTGAGCGGAAACCTTTTCGATGATATCCAGTGCAAGCTCGGTTTTACCCATCGATGGCCGCGCGGCAATAAACACCAGATCTGTCGATTCAATGCCGCCGGTCATAGCATCAAGCTCCTCAATGCCAGTGAGTAGGCACCTGGTCTCTTCTTTCCCCTGGCTCCGCGATTCAACTTCGTCCGCCACTGCGGTGAGCAGTTCGGAGATGTGAACGGGTTGGACGGTATCTGCTGAAATGTCGATCGCCGATACAGTCAGCTTCGCAGCTTCAAGGGCAGCCAGGGCTGATTCTCCGTTTCTGGCACTCCTGATTTGCTCCAGCACTTTTTCCAGTGCTGCTTCGGCATCACGTACACCAGCATTGCGCCGCAGCACATCAACGTAAGATAACAACGCGGATTTCGCCCAACTGACACGGGTGGCTGCCAGAATTGTGGTCTGGAGTGCCGGCAACGACTCGCAAAGCAGTAACGGATCAATTACTCCGCCGCCGCGGGCCTGTCGGCAGATGCCAGTGTAAATTTCCCGATACTGACGAACTGAGAAGGTGCTTGCAGGCAGTCGGGAGAGAACATCCAGCACTTCAGGATCATCTCCGCGTAAAAACATTGCGCCGATGACCGCCTCTTCAAGTTCGTCGTTACGCCAGACGGGTGTCATGCATGCCCCCCGTTATTCCCACGAAAACTTGCCCAGTTGAATACCAGGTAGTTGCGCCCACCGTCAGTCACACGATCAAAAATACGGTCGCTGATAAACTCTTTCAGCTGCTCAGGTGGCAGATTGCTGATCAGGATGGTTGGCAGAACGCTTTCATAGCGGGCGTTAATCACTTCGTGCAGGATGGTCATCTCTGCCGGGCTTCCGAACTGCACGCCTACCTCATCGATAATCAGCAGATCCAGCGAAGCGTAGTGATCCAGTACGCTCTCTTCGGTTGTGTCAGCATTGTGGCGCCAGGTGCTTTTCACGGCACGAGTCAGACGCATCACATCGGTCAGTTCCACGGTGGCGAGATGGTTGCGGATGATGTTTTTCGCCAGAGAGACCGCCAGATGATTTTTTCCCGTGCCGCAGCTGCCTGTCAGCACCAGACTTTTCCCGGCGTCCAGAACGTCAGGCCAGTTGTTGGCGTAGCGCCTGCAGGCTGCGAGGTTGCGGGAGGCTTCAGGGTTGAGTTCCAGATAATTTTCAAACTCGCAGTCACCAAAGCGGCGAGTAATACCCGCGTCGTTCAGCAGGCTGGCCACGTGAAGTTTACGCAGGCTGGATTTGACACTGGTCTGCTCCGCCCGGATGCAGGCCGGACAGCGGGAATGTTTGAAAGCCTCCGCTCCACGAAAATCTTTGCCCACCAACGTGAACTGTTCGTAGTCTCCATGCTCCGGACAGGATATCGTGCAGGTGTGATTCGAGTTCCAGCCCTCGAAGCCCCATGGAAGTTTATGCTCTTCGGCGAAAGTCAGTTCATCGCGGAGTTTTTCCTGTTGCGCTCTCAGGTCTTCACGCTCTTTGAGCTGATTCAAATTCAACATATCCACCTCACTCAAAAATTCAGGTTCTCACCAGACTCGCCAAAATCGTCGGACATGCGCCCCAGTCCAGACAGGCGGGCAATAGTGCCATTGTGCCCACCGCCGGGAGCAGATGGCGCCTGCCAGGATTCTTCGAAATGGCGATCTGGCCCAAAGAACGACGCGGCCTGCTTCACGTACTGGGTGCCAGCACTGCCGGTTGCCCGAACATAGGCTGCGTAGCGTTTAACACCCGCCAGCATGACCTCAGGTTTAACCCCGTCTTTCAGGCGGGCATTCCAGGCTTTGAAGGCGGCAGCCTTCGAATTACCACCAGCGCGTTTTGGGTATGCCTGCCAGGCTGTCTCAAACTCAGAGGAATAATCCTGTTTTGCAGAACGAGCCGTTGCAGAGGCGATAGCCGAAGCGCCAGTATGTTTTATAGGTTCATTGACTGGTTCATTGACTGGTTCAAAAGAGTGACTGATTCTGGGTGCAGCTCCTGCACTACCCCCTGGTGAATCTCCTGCACCAGGTAGTGAATCTCCTGCACCAGGTAGTGAACGATTTGCACTACCCCCTGGTGAATCTCCTGCACTACGTAAATTGAGCTGATAAACGTTGCTGGAATTCCCCTTTGGTCCTGTCCGAAGCTCTTTTTTGATCAGGCCACACTCACAAAGCGCTTCGATGTGATTCATCACCGAACGTTTGCTAATTTCACACTGGTCAGCGATGTGCTGGTAACTAGGCCAGCACTCCCCGAGATCACTGGCGTTATCCGCCAGCTTAAGAAGAACCAATTTGCGCAAAGGGTTTCCGACCTTAATTTTCATAGCCTGAACCATCAGATCCATGCTCATACCAAAACCCTCGTGAAGTACTGTTGAAACTTCCATACCGGCTGCATGCATTCATGCGGATAATCCGGTCTGGTGAAATAAACCTGCTGCTTTTCGCGATCCCACCCGGTGACGTGCACGACAACACCCCGCGGATCGTGATACAGCCTGTCCAGCGCCTTAATGCCGCCCGTTTCTGGAAACATTCAGCTCACCAGCGCCGCTATGATGTGTCTGCGGATAAATTCATTTGGGTTCACGCTTTCCACCTCTCAGTGACAATTTTTTCCAGTACCAGGTATCCCGATAAGCGATCTCAAAACCGTAGCGAATTTTCATATCGAGAAACCACGAACGCTGTTCCCATACCTGCCAACTCAGAGGCTTTATTTTTCGAGGGAAAAACCAAATGGAGAGCATCCCCATAACAGGCGCTTTCGGGAGCCGGCCTTTCGGGATATGCTGGCGCCAGTCACGATGTATATTTCTTCGCATGCTGATATAAACCCCGGCGGGAAACGCAGCTGCAAAAACAGATAACTGGATTAAAAGGAGTCGCCAGAATTTATGGGAAGCATCTGGACTGAGTTCGTTTTGCTGTTCAATACCAACCCTCCCCTGATCGTGTTCATCTGGACTCTGATTTCCTTTGGTTTTGGGCTGTGGTATGGCGATAAGCGCGCGCTCTCCCGGTACCGGCTTGATAAATTCAATTCTGTTTCCGACCCCATAGAGCTGTTTCTTACCGCCGAACTGGAGCGCTTGCGGAAAGGAAAAGTTGTTCGTATACAGCGGCAATTTGACTTCGATGCATTGAGCCTTCATCTTCGAGGGCGCCAGCGCCAATGCTATAAACAGGCTGTTAATGACTACCTTTCGGCCCTTCACTCCAAATTTGAGCAAAACAAGACGACTGGGGCAGTGGTCTGGATTAACGACATCCCTGCTGCCATTGATGCAGTGGAAAGGCTTCTGAGATACGCGCGACATCGTTGACTGTTGTGACATGTCACACCTCTGCAGTTCGTGGCATCCCATCAAGCTCGCTTGGATACAAGTCAGGGCGAACCTGATGAGGGGTAATGGCCCAGCCGACAAATTCGCAAAGTTTCAATACAAAGCGAGCAGGGATTACAGACTTAGCAAACCACTGATTCACTGCCTGGGGAGTTACTCCCAAGCCTTGAGCAATCGCTCTTTGGGAAGTAATGGCACACAATTTCACCCGAATCTCTTCGTTCATAAATCACCATCAAGTTAAACTTTATTCTAATGAGTCTATATCAAGATTTAATTAACATGCAAGAAGTAAAACCATGCGTTAAACTTGAGATCAAGCATTGCTTTAGATAATGGCTTTAATGAAACTTTTGGAGAGATACAGTGGCCACGGCAAACATGATTCAAGAACTTCTGAAGGAAAAAGGGTGGAGTAAAGCCGAGCTGGCTCGTCAGTTAGGGGTTAGCACGCAGACGGTTGTCTACTGGACGAAGGGAGACACTGTCCCAAGGGGTAAGAGATTAGCCCGGCTTTCTGAAATCAGTGGTTACCCACAATCCTGGTTTCTGGGTGAGGGACAACCCGCCACCTTCCCTGCGTCCGCTCAAAAAGGAGATACTGATAGCGTTAAATTCAAAGTATTAGATATTGAATTCAGTTGTGGTGATGGAGTTAGCGTGAAAAGTGACTTCATTGATGTGGTCCGCTCCATAGAGTTAGACCCCGAGTACGCTCGTCAAGTTGTAGGCAACAGACCCTTCAAGAACATTGAGATTGGCAATGCCAGGGGTGATAGCATGTCGCCAACAATAGCACCGGGTGATTTATTATTTCTAGATAAAACAATAACATACTTCGATGGCGACGGGATTTATGCTTTTTGTTTTGAAGGTGAATGTTATGTAAAGAGGCTGCAAAAAATAGGCAGCAAAATTGTAGTATTATCTGACAACTCGAATTACCAATCTTGGAGCATTGAGAAGGATGCCTTGGATATGCTCTACATCCAGTCAAAAGTTATCTCATCAGTTCCTTTCAACATTAACAGATTCGGTTAATTATTGATAGACAACGGGCTTTTGCCCGTTCCTCCCTTTTAAATCTACCTATACCCAAAAAAACAATCAAGTTTAACTTGACTGTATAAAATCATAAAGCTAACCTCTCACTATCAAGTTTAACTTGATTTAGTAAGCGCTCAATACTTGTGTGAGGTGAACAATGAAAACTCCAATCCAAATGCTTGAAGTGTTTGTATCAGACATAATAGAAAACACTGTTCTTCTGGAGGAGATCTATAAAAAAAGTAACGAGAATTACGAAACGGATTGTTCTATAAACAGCCTAATTCGTTCAATGCAAAAGACCGTAGATAACATGAACGGATATATTAAGAGTCATATTAATTCAGTCAAACCCTGCATACCTGTAGCGGCCAGAAAGGATCTGGCTGATGATATATTCGATGTGATTCTTACTGCTAAAAAACTTGAAGCAGTCGCGCAAACTTATAGTGAGTCTTTTTTTACTGACGAGGACAATGACAACCCCGCGTGCCATATGTCAGCTGTGATATTTGACTATGCTCGTGAACTTTGCACTGATCTTAAGGCTATCGAGAATAAAATAGGCTAATTACGAAACCAGTTTAGAACGGCCTTGGGGTGCCGGGGGTTCTTGCCCCCTAAATATTGCGAGGTATTTGTTATGAGTTTCATTATTGACCGCAACGCATATAAAACCGCCCTGCTTTATGCAGCTAACGGGCACGAAATAATAGCAGGCCTTTATCTGCGTAAAGCCTACGGGAGGTAATTATGGGTATGCAGCGCCGCCAAGATATTCAGTGCGTCACCATTAAGGCTGAGCAACTTAACTTCCTTATGCAGACAATTTTCACACATCACAAGGACTTTGACTGTCATCAACTTGATGGGGTTTTAGGTCTTGCATATGACCTTGCTGGCGAGGTCTATTCATGGATGGAAAAAGAGGAAAAGATTGTACAGCAAAATGAAGAACACAAAAGAAGGGGTAATTAGATGAGTAACTTAATTACTACCTATCGCCGCCGAATTTTAAAAGCAGCCTTGTTACGCCACCAGCGAAAGACTGGGAGTAGCTTACTTGTCATTAAGCTCAACAAGGGTGGGATTAGTACTATCGAATTAACTGAGATTCTTCTTGATGGATTGTTGCGGAAATTCGAGCGACTGGCGCTCGGTGAATACGGAAATGTGGAAGGTGTGAAAGCTCTTAAGGGAATTTACAGCAACTCTGTTGATGTTAATGGCAGCGGCGAATTCCTCACAGAAAGCGGGAAAGAGTTAATCGACGAGCTTATTTCAGAACTGGTGGAGTTCGTCAAAAAGCAGAAACCAGTTACTGCGGAGTCCGGCAATGAATAACCAGCAAACAATGCTCTATCAGGGTGTGCTGTTCCCCCGCCCCGTGTTGAACGTGGATCTGCATGTCCTCCCTGATTTTACCGGGCGGGTAGTCGTGCACATAGAGAACGGGAGGGTGATATGCGACCGCCAGCTGTTCGACGACGAGCACATTTGCACACTGGCCACGTTTATCGAAATGGCGCGCGAAATGGAGCTGAGATTTGAGGAGGTAGCTGGTGGCACTAACAGCAATACGCATTCCTGAGCGGGTACACCTGCAGGCGTTGCAGGTTCTGCTGCGGTACCGGAGGAAACGCGTCTACGCACGCCGCATGCGCCGCACTGGCTACCTCAGCCTGAAGGTTAACCCACGCTGGCGGCTGTTATCGAAAGACGATGGCCGGAACTGGGAAGTTATGAGTCATGAAACCTATAACCGGGAGAAAGACAAATGATCGACAACCGCACTGCCAGCGCTATTGATCTGGCATTACAGAAGCACCACACGCCAGTCGGCGACCTTTTCGTCGCTATTCGTCACGGCCGAATGAAGCGTTGCTTCAGCCGCGGTACCGCTATTAGCTGGCTGGCACACTTTCTGACGTCGCATGCTTTCGCCCGCTCCGGCTTTACGCAACGTCACCCGGATGTGCAGGTAGTCCATCCGCTGAAACCTGAGTTGACTCACTGGCAACGCGGCGCCGTCACCCTGGAATATTTTAACGCCCACCAGCGAACCGCTCGCCGGCTGCGCCGCATCCTCGCCCGCAAACGAGAAATGCAGAAGTGGTGCGAAAAGTGGGATGCCATGCACGACCGCTACGTGAAAGAGCGCGAAGAACTTCAGGCCAGCAAACCAGCAGAGGTGCGCAATGCTTCACAACATGCTTAACCCAGAACCAACCTCAACAGGGATCCGGTCTGGAAACCGGGTGATTGGTTACTCCGCTGCCACTCGCCTGCTGGATAACGGTCGTTATGACAAACACCTTGCCGAAGGAATGGAAATTCTGGCCTGCATCATGGAAGCGGTAGAAAGCAACTGGATTACGCTCAATATCGAAAAAGAGATAATCCTCTGGCGCTGGCTGCTGGCTGCCGTGTTCATCACCGAGGAGCTGGAGAAAAACGGCACTGTCGACATTCCGAATGATGCTGGAGGTGTTGATACTGCTGTTATCTATTCCAGCGAACATGGTGCCATTAGCGTCTACCCGGGACCTGAACGCTTTGCACTCGCCAACCATATTGAGCTGGGGGCTATCGAGAAATATGGGCCAGAGATTGGCCAGCAGTTGGCGCTGCGGATGTATCAGGACATGGTTGTTGCAGATGAAGAATTTGGGTTCAGGTTATCAGCGCTTGGCCGGGAGGGGCTTAACCTCCTCAATGACGGCTTTATCGAACACATCAAGACCGAAGGTGTGCCAGAAGCACCGATTATGCATTGAGGGGAATGATTTATGACAGCAAACGATCAGTAACGGGTTCGGCTGGAACTGAAACTACCGGGAATTAGTTATGAAGTCTGGTGCCACTGTTGTGGCCTGAAAGTGGTGTGAGGTTGATATGATTTATCTGGATGTTGTGCCGATTACAAAGTACTGCGAAGAGATGGGCGAGACGCTGGATGCCGTTAACAAACGGTTACAACGTGGAGTGTGGCAGGAAGGGGTTCATGTTTTAAAAGTCGATGGGTCAAAAGAACGTTGGATCGACTTACAGGAGATTGCAAATTGGGCAAGACAAAACAAGGATCACTATCTCTCCCAAGAGGGGTAACAATCCGTCAGCATAAAACCGGTGCCACGCTGGTCATCACCTTCACGTATAAAGGGGTTCTCTGTCGGGAACCCCTATCCCGGATGGACGCCAACGCGCGCGGTATAAAATATGCCGAGCGCCTGCTGGGAGAGATACAAAACCAGATCAGCAGCGGCGAGTTCGATTATTCGAAATATTTCCCAAACTCCAAAAAGCTGGAGCTTTTCGGGGTAGTGAAGAAAACCAAAAATATAAAGTCTTACCTGAACGAGTACTTGAAAATCTGCCAGAACCGCAACCTGTCCCCGTCGACTATCAACGGTTATGAAAAATGCCTGTCGGCGCTGTCAGCTCTGCATAAACTCCACGTGTCAGAACTGACGCCTGCCGTGCTGAAAAACTGGATAGCCAGCCGGAAAACAAAGCTGAAAACGACCCGGAATAACCTTTCGTTTCTGCGCAGCGCCATAGATGAAGCGGTGACAGACGGCCTGCTGACTATCAACCCAGTAACCCTTGTCAGCGCGAGCCGGTACCACGTGATCGACAGCAGCCCGAGCGCCGACGATTACGAGGTTGACCCATTCACGCCAGCGGAAACCCTCGCTATTTACAAGAGCTGCAGGTACCCGGAATGGGAAAACCTGTTCCGCTTTGCTTTCAATACCGGTTTGCGGAGCTCCGAACTGTGCGCTCTGCGCTGGCCCGATCTCGACACCATAGCGAACACAGCCCACGTACAAGCGGCCAGTGTAGTTGGGGTACTCAAAGGCACCAAGACAAAAGCCGGTACCCGCAAGGTGGAACTGAACAGGGAGGCGCTGGCAGCCCTGCAGGCACAGAAACAATTTACGTTTATGAAAAGTGAGTTCATATTCAGCGATCCGAAAACGGGAGAACCCTGGGCGAACGCCGATGCGATCCGTAAAAAAGCATGGGTGCCGACCCTGAAAAAAGCTGGCGTGCGCTATCGTAACCCGTACCAGACGCGGCACACATTCGCCACCAAGCATATTAGTCAGGGCGTTAACCTCTTCTGGCTTGCCGGGCAGATGGGCCATAAAGGGCCGGAAATGTTATTCCGAAATTACGGTAAATACCTGGCTGAGTATGACGGCAGTACCAGTGTAAGGAGAAAAGGCTCATAAGAGCCTTTATCTTAATTCGTTATGCCAATTTTCCATTTCGCTATACTTCCGAGATACCATTTGAATGAACGTCTCTTGTTTAGCTGGAGGGTGGTAAAACTGGAAGGTTTCATGCAGAGCATGAACAACTTGCATACAAGCGCTCACGATTTCCTGAGACCTTATAGTGCGGAGTTCAGAGTCGAGCTGATAAGCAGTCTCACAGTCCAGAGTTGTTTTTTCCATTACTGTTGAGAGCAAATTGTCAGGAATAGATAGTCCACGGAGATCCAATACTTCTGAGAGCTTTGCGATCTGCTGAGCCTTAGCCAGGATGTTAAACAGATAAATTGAGGACTGATTTATCTTCATCACCCTTTCTTTGTTCTGCTGTTCTAGATCTAAGCAATGATCAATTGGTGATGATTTATTAAGCCAGAAGTCAATAGAAAGATCAGAAATTTCAATCACTAACTTCGATACTGAATCGATTATGGCCTTGGACTCTGACCGGGTAGCGAGCCTTTTCGAATTGTTATAAGCAACTCGCCACCCGAGAAGAGCGATGCAAAGACCTATAAAGGTTATGCACCACGAGTACTGTCCGATTTGGGCAAAGAATGACTCAGATTTTTCTGCATGTTGTTCAATTTGAACAAAAATTATCTTTGGTGATGCTGTGATCAACTCTTACCCTTATGCTCGTTCCGGCTGAGCCATATCGATAAATTTTTCTATTTGCTCTTTGTAAAACGGCACATCACTCTTGATTACGAGCCGAGCTTTGATGTTTGCTTTTGGCAACCCTTCTTTCCGGATTAATCCTCCGAAAGCCTCTTCGAGGAAGGAGGAACCTACCCCCAAAGCTATGCCACGGAAGTCGACAATGACTTCCTTTTCTTCACCTTTCAGAGCTGGAACCAGAAAATCCCTGCGGAAACGCTCAGCACTGTTGGGACTGTCTGTAGTATAGCGTCCGAATGGTGTTCTGGAGAACTCCTTCGCAATGACGATGTTTCTCATAAAATCATCTCCTGGGAACCAGCGACCACTGTAGTAAAGTTCCTGGTATGTATTCAGTAAGTCTCTCACACCGAGGACAGCTGTCATTAGAATTATAGTTGTATCGAGCATGTCCAGTTAGGATTAGTAGTGTCTCATCATCTACACAACCAACGCCAATCGGCCGTTTGATATCTTCTGAACCGTTGCCACGGCCCGAGCCAACAAAACGAGATTCACCAACCAGCATAGCTCTTTCTACAGAAGATACTTCGTTTTGAGTGCTAAGACCATCATCATCAGGCATGAAACTCTTAAAAATCCCCAAGCCAAGGTCACATACAATGAAAACAACGCGGTTTTCTTCTGGATTGAACCAGGCACATTGCCACCAGCGTTTACCTTTCAACAGAAGCAAATCATCTTTGAAAGCATCATCTTCATACGCATGGTGAGAGACATTAAGCAAAGCCTCACTGATAGCTGTTAGCAACAAATCCAACTGTTCATCATTTAAGACAGCTTTCCTTTGCAGCATGGTTACAGTTTCAACAATATGCTCAAAAGGTTCGACAGCAGACTGAAAAAAACGTTCCTCGCGGGTAAGAGCCTGAAGCTTTTCATCAGTCCCGGCCAGCAATGCTCGCGAGAGACCCGTACTTACGATCCAGCGGTGCCCCTGAAGATTCTTCTCCTTTTTTGGCCACTTGAAGCGTATTAAGTGAGGGTCTCCTGTTAGCAACTGTGCTCGATTAACTACCGCAAAAAACAGCAACGATGCCGCAGCAGATGCAAATCTTACCTTGGATAAATCGATCTCAAGTTTACGACCATGCTTGACCCCCATCGTCTCAATGAAATTGAGAAACTGAAGAGTACCTGGTCGGTATTCGTCAGAATAAATACATATTTCAGCAGGTGGGGCAAGTACAGTCAT